CTGCGCAACTCTACGTTGCACTAGAAGACCTATCACCAAGTAATTTTAAAATATCTCGTCTCGAATCAATGTTAGCAAGCTCCAAATCTCTAAAATCTGTCTCTGATTACCTGCTCGGCGAGTTAAGTTTGCTCAGTGAGCATGAAAGTAATTACCAGTATTCATTATTTGAATCATTGTTACCTGATATTGTTAAAAGCAAATACCCACTAATGCAAATATCACCCAATCAAATATTTGCCGCTGTGAAAGCTAAACCATTTCAGGGACGGTTATTATCTGAATGGGCGAGCAATATTGAGGATGATAGGGTTAAACGAGTGGCTAATGCCGTTCGAACAGGCTACGCAACAGGTGAAACGACAGAACAAATAATCAGGCGCGTGAGGGGAACAAGAAAAAACAGATATCATGACGGTGTATTAGAGGCTGGCAAACGCAATGTATCATCCGTAATTCGCTCTGCTATCTCTCATACTGCCGCTGTTGCTCGTGAATCATTTGGGAACGCTAATAACGATTTAATTAAGGGCAAACAATGGTTATCAACGCTAGATATAGGCACTACTCCAATGTGTATTATTCGAGATTTGAAACAATACTCGCTGGATAACAAGCCGATTAATCATAATATTCCGTATGGTGCTGGACCGGGTAGGCTACATTTTGGTTGTCGCTCAGTTGAAACATTCATTTTAAAAAGCTACCGCGAGCTTGGGATCGATATTGACGAAGTGCCAACTGGTACTAGGGCGTCAATGGATGGACAAGTCCCAGCTAAAACCTCATACCTAGAGTGGCTACAGACACAATCACAAGCTCGCCAAGAACAAATTTTAGGCGTAGAAAGAGCACGTTTATTGCGAAATGGTGAAATAGCACCTGAAAGTTTTTTTACTCGCGATGGGCATTTATTAACGCTTAATGAACTAAAAAGCCAACGGCTAATCGATTAACAATTAATTCACTTCTTTAAAGGTCGCTATATGCGGCCTTTTTTATTACTTGCTGTTTAGCGGATGCGACACAGCGTCATGGTTGGAAAACCAATTAACAGTCGGAAGACGGAGAAAATATGAAACTAAAAACAATTGATGTAAATGGTCAAACCTATGGTGTTGTTGAAAACGGTAATCCTGTTTATGTACATGACGATGGAAAAGAAATCCCGTTCGATGCCGTAGCTTCGCGCAATAAAATTTCAGCGCTCAACGCAGAAGCTAGGTCTCACCGAGAGGCTAAAGAGAAGCTTGAAGCTGAAATGAAACGGTTTGCCAACATCGAAGACCCTGCGAAAGCCATTGAAGCCTTAGAACTTGTAACTAAGTTAGAACAAAAGAAATTAATTGACGCTGGCGAAGTTGACAAGGTTAAAGATGAAATCACAAAAGGATTTCAAAAGCAATTAGATGAAGCTAATTCAGCTAAAGATTTGCTTGAGAAACAACTTTATAACGAGATGATCGGGAACAAGTTTAACAGTTCAACTTTCATTAAAGAAAAAGTTGCCATTCCTGCGGATTTTGTTCAATCGCGGTTTGGAAAGTCATTCAAAATTGAGAATAACCAAGTTGTCGCATACGACGCATCAGGGAATATGATTTATTCACGCTCTAAGCCCGGTGAAGCGGCCTCATTCGATGAAGCGATGGAAGTCCTAATCGATAACTATCCTCAAAAAGATTACATCCTCAAAGCCTCAGGCAATCAAGGTGGTGGTGCGCAACAAAGCCAACACCAAGCAGGCCAAAAAACAATGAAACGTCCCGCGTTTGATGCTCTAACTCCTGCGGAGAGATACAGCGCATTAAAAGACGGGATTACAGTAACCGATTAGGAGAACTATTACATGGCAAATACCTTAACAAATCTTATCCCTACACTTTACACAGCGCTAGATAAAGTTTCGCGCGAACAAATTGGGTTTGCTACTGCTGTTGCTCGTGACGCTAAAGCCGACGGGGCAGCAGTAGGGCAAACTGTAACATCTCATGTTACCTCTGCAATCACACTAACCGATATTGAACCGGGCGTTACCGCGCCAAATGACGGCGATCAAAACATTGGTACAGTTGATGTCAAAATCACCAAAGCCAAGATGGCTCCAATAAAATGGAATGGCGAGGAGCAACTAGCTGTTGGTCCTACAGGTCAATACAACAAAATTTTAGCAGACCAGTTCGCGCAAGGGTTTCGAGCTCTAGCTAATGAGGTTGATTCTGATTTGGGCTCTTTATTTATAGGTACATCACGAGCGGCAGGTAAGGCTCGTACCACACCATTTGGGCAGAAAGATGATTTAAGTGACTTTGCTAACGCGCTTAAAATCCTTGAGGAAAACGGTACGCCTACATCAGATTTGCAAATGGTGCTGGGCTCAGATGCAACTGCTAATATTCGCGGCAAACAATCTGTTTTATTCAAAAATAATGAAGCGGGGACAGATGAATTATTGCGTGAGGGTATTATTGGTCGAGTTGAAAATTTTAACCTGCATACATCGGGCGGGGTTAAACGATTTAAGGGTGGTAATGCTGCTGGCTATTTAGTTAATGGAGCTAAACAAGAGGGAGATCGATTTATCGCTGTAGATACTGGAACGGGCACATTTAAAGTTGGTGATGTTGTTTCATTTGCTGGTGATAACAATCAATATGTTGTTGCTGCAACATCAGTTGGGTCAATCACACTTAACGAGCCGGGATTAAGACAGGATTTAGCTGATAACACTGCAATCACTGTTGCAGGTGATTATGTGGCTAATATGGCGTTTGATCGTGGTGCATTATTATTAGCTTGCCGTACTCCTAAAATGCCAGAGGGTGGAGACCAAGCAAGCGACGTGATGGATATAACCGATCCTCATTCGGGAATTACATTCCAAGTTGCATTATATAAACAATACCGACAAATAAAATTTGAAGTTGGTCTTGCATGGGGTGTTAAATCTGTTGCGCCTCGCCATGCAGCGCTTATTCTAGGCTAATAAATGGGGCGCATTGCCCCTTTTTGGAGATAACAATGGCTAAAACACCTACAAATCAAGAACAATTAGATAAAGAAAAACAAGCAGAACAAGCAAGGCTGGAAGCGGCAAGATTGGCGGCTGAACAAAGGGCTCTTGAAGAAGAACTTGCTCGGAACAAAAAAACAACTATCACAATGATAAATCCATATCAGAACGAGGAGCCACAAGAAGCAGAAGTGCACCCAGATATGGTGAAACATTGGGAACAAAAGGGATGGACAGTTAAATAACAGGTGGCTATATGCTGATTACTGACATCAATTCAAATGGGTTTAACAGCTACGCTTCTGTTAATGATTGCAGGCAATATGCGGAATCAAGAGGATTGTCCATACCTAATGATGATTCCCAAATTGAGATTCTTCTAGTCAACGCGCTAGATTATCTAGAATCAATGTATTGGAAAGGCGAACCATCAGACATAGAGCAACCTTTATCATGGCCGCGAAAAAACATTATTAAAGATTCTCGGCAAATACCTAATGATTCAATTCCTCGTCAAATTAAAGAGGCGCAGTGTTATCTAGCGATTAATTCACAAACCATTGAGTTATTACCAATTAATGAGGCGAGAGAGATTTTGAGCGAATCGATAGCAGGCGCACTTAGCGTTACCTATGCACCTGACAGCGATAATAATGTGCCTACAGTCCCGTATATTAACCGACTATTAAGAGGTTTTTGTTATTCAAGCAATACTGTAAAAGTAGTAAGAGGTTAGCATGTCTTTTTACACTAAATCAAAACTTACTGCAGCACGTCTGTTATCTAGGTATGGAGCAAAATATCAGGTATACAGAAAAGGCAAAGTCTCTATTGTAAATGGTAAAGAGGTTGTAACAGAAAGCGTCACGTTTACCGCGATAGGTGTTAAAACAGATTATAAACCAATTGAAATCGACGGCACAGTTATTCAATCAGGTGATATGCAAATGGTATTTTCAGCCGATACCGAACTGAATATAAACGATTTAGTAACTATCGACGGTGAAAAATGGTTAATTAAGCAACCCAATCCAGTTAAGCCCGCTGATATTTTGATTTGCTATAAGGCGCAACTGAGGAAAGCATAATGTCAAAAAGCACTAATTTCCTGCAATCTATTAATGCATTTGTGGATGAAACAAAGACACATAGTGAGTTAGTAGTAAAAAAAGCTTGTATCGAGGTTTTGCAGGACATTATTAGAATGTCCCCTGTTGGTCAGCCTGAATTATGGGCTATTAATCAAACCGCTGTAGCATATAATACTGCTGTTTCTGATTATAATTCATCGTTGCGAGATAACCCTGATAATTTAACGAAAAATGGGCGACTAAAGAGGGGGTTGAAAATTAATGATTCTATGGACATCAAGAAAAGAGCAAATTATTCTGGCGGGCGTTTTCGTGGTAATTGGCAGATAACATTTGACAAACCAGCAACTGGGAAAATTAACCGAATTGACCCATCAGGAGCAGATACATTACGGGAGGGAATAGCTCAGATTGGCGAATTTAATTGCGCTGTTAAATCTGTTTATTTTACTAATAATTTACCCTACAGCGTTAAACTGGAGTTTGGGCATTCTACGCAGGCACCGAATGGTATTGTACGGGTCGCAGCATTAAATGCTCAGACACATTTTGAAAACGCCACAAAAGGAGGTTAATAATTGATTTCAACAATCTCAGAGTTGCTTGAATCACATCTGTCTACTATTGCCAATAGGCTAAATCTACAAATTGTCTATGAAAATATTGAGGCAACACCTAATGACGAAATTTACCTCAAATCTAATATTCTGCCCGCTATTACAACAAGTTTTGATTTAGAGAGCGAATCAAGGATTTATAAGGGGGTTTATCAAATCAGCGTTGTAGCCCCTATCAACACTGGTAAATCGCGTTCTCAGCAGATAGTAGAATCAATCATCAAACATTTCCCACCCAATCTGGAATTAATGAGAGGAAGTCTGGCACTTTACATCAATTCTGTGCCAAGCGCTTATCCAGCAATTACAGATAAAACTACTTACACAATACCTATCAGCATGAATTACCGTGCTGACACATTAATTTTTAATTAGGAGAATAATTTATGGCGTTTGCATTACCTAACGGTTCGCGTGTTTACGTGCAAAAATCAAAGGGGTCAGCGGTAGAATTTGATGCAATTTCAAATGCTAAAGAAGCTGTTGTTACATTAAAAACTGGTCACGGGTTTGTAGCTGGTGACGAGGTTATCATAACATCTGGATGGTCCAAAATTAACTATGCAGTAGCTAAAATCATTAAATCGAATGCCACAGATGTTACACTGGGTAACATTAACACTAGTGATGTAAACGTGTTCCCAGTAGGTGATGGCAAGGGGACTTTGACCAAAATTACTGCTTGGGAACGATTGCCACAAATTATGGAAGTGGCGACAGAGGGCGGAGAACAACAGTTTACTCAAATCCAATTTTTAGATGATGACGCAGAGCGACAATTACCAACAATTAAATCAGCTAAAAGTAAAAGTTTTACCATTGCTCATGATAGTGATTTGCCTATCTATTCTTTATTGGAAGCGCTAGATAATACAAATGAAGTTGTTGCTATGAAAATGTATGTACCTAAAGCGCGCGAGACTCGTTATGACGCTGTGCGAATTTCATTTGATGCAACTCCAATAACAGCAATCAATGAGATTGAAACAGTAAAAATTAATATGACAGTTGAATCACCAGCGATCACTTTCTACAAAGACAAATAAGGGCTAAAAAATGGCAAAATTTAAATTAGTGGCTGAGCCAACATTTAAGAGCAAGGTTTTAATTCCACGTGCGGGACAAGAAGATGGTGAAATTGAATTTACATTCAAGCACTATATTCCAAAAGAGCTGGAAAATTTAGAGACCGAGTATAAAGGCAAGCCGTTGGTTAATTATCTATTGAAAATTATCACAGGTTGGAGTTTAGACGATAAATTTAACGAAACTAACCTCGATACACTTCTTCAAAACTACCCAGCATCAGGTGGCGCAATAATTACCACTTATTCTCGCGAACTATTCGGTGTCCGAGAAAAAAACTAATAGCGCTCGTTACTGCACTATATACCCCTGAGCCGTCAAAAGAAGAACTGGCGGCGTTCGGATTAACTGAATCGGATTACGATGATGAGTATATTGAGATATGGCAAGATAATTTTGACGCGTTCAAGTTATTTAAGGCTATGTCTACGCAGTGGCGAACGAGCATGAGCGGTATAATTGGTCTGGATTACAATTGTATGCAGTGGGTTATGAAAATTAATAATATTGCAGAAAGCGAAACTATTTTTAACGATATCCAAATAATGGAAAATGAGGCATTAAGAATTCTGCATAAATCAAAATAGGTAGATAGATGAATACAGATATTTTAGTTGATACGATCCAATATAAAGGATGCGAGGTGGAGATAATTTCCAAGAAATTTGGTGTTCGTCCAAATTATACTGAGTCAAAATGCGAATTCGTGCGAACTATTGAATTTTCTATCGGAGTTAAAGGTGTATTTAAATTTCATCCTAATGTAGGAGCTAAACTCAAGTATCAGGAA